CCTGATTTTGGATCTAACGCCTTTGCTATCGGAGCAACAACTGCACCAAGCAAGGTTGCATAAGCTGGATGAATGTCAGCCACTATTGCTAAAGCAACTGTTATTCCACTAGCTGCTACAGCTCTCAAATATGACTTAATTGCTGCTTTGTGTTTTTTAGATAGTTTCATTAGTTGCCTTTCAGTAGTGGGATGTCGAACTTCTCGCCAGTTTGATTTGGCTTGAAAGAAATATGAATATGCTTATGATGGGGGTTTATGCCTGTATATTTTCTAAACTTCCATAATGATCTAGCACTAGCAATTTTGCCAGCATGGATTATGTAAGATATACGCTTATCTTTTTTTGCTGCGAGTCGAAGCTGATCTGCCAAATCATAACTAATCCCCTGTTGGTCAGATAAGCCAGCGTCAATGTCGATCGCGCAAACTTCTCCGTTAGATCTTGGGTTGTGATCGGATTTTCGAGATGCGTGCTTATTATCGCCGATCCATCCATCAGCTTTCCTGCTCCTACCCACAAACGCTGCATTTATTTGATCGCGTAATGTGTCAGCAGCTTTAGATAAAAATGGCTTCATTAGCCAAGTAGCAATTTTGCTTCATCAGCAGTTAAACCTAAGCGATCAAGAATTGCTTGGCGTTCAATTTCTCTTTCATCAGCTTCAATTTTCGCGTCTTTATCTGCTTTAACTCTTGCTTTATGATCTGCAAATTCTTCATCATTCATTTCACGATCAATAATTTCATTTGTTTCTGCATTGTGTATTCTTACAATTGGTCTGCTCATTTTAACTCACTCCATAGACTCGGACATTACCACCAGCAAAATTTGCACCAGCAGTAATATCAAATCGATCAACTGCGGAAGTGCTATTTAATACATTGTTTCCATAAACCTGAACCCAAGTTCCTCCATCGGAAGCACCTGTGTTGATAAAATGTGCTTTTTTATGAGTAGTGTCGCTATATCTAGGTATAAATAATTGCATAAAAAATGGTTTATCAGATGAAGCATATAAAGTTCCAATATCAAATGAAGTTGGCTCATTGGATGTAATAGTTAAAGTCGAGCCAACATATTTAAGCCTATATTGATGACAAGCAGTACTGTTATTTAGTTTGTAAGTTAATGTAGAACTGGAACTTGCTTGATAAGCACCTTCAACTAAAATTAACAAATGTTTATAGGCTGAACTTATGCTTGATACAGTTACAGTTGATGATCCACTCATGGCGGTAGTTGATAATAATGTCTGACCACCAGCAGCTACAGTTGTCCATTCAGGAGCTGTTGCACCAGAGTTTACTGTTAATACTTGACCAGCAGTTCCAATTCCTAATCTTGTCATTGTGTCTGCTGCTGTGCCATAAACTAAATCGCCAGCAGTCGTAATTAAATCTATCGTTGGATCAACGCCCCAAGCAGGAACGCCACCTGATACTTTCAATACATTATTACTTGCGCCAATTCCTAATCTTGTGTTTGTATTAGCGGTAGAGGAACGATATTCAATATCACCAAGAGTTGTTGATGGGTTAAGATTTTTTGTTGTAGTGTCAATAGATGATCCAAGTGTACGAATTGCACTTGCACCATCTTTGACTAAATCGGTGTCATCTGGAGTAGTCCAGCTGTAATTGGTAGTGGTTGCCATTTTATCCTTTTCCTATGCGACTATTGTAGCGTACTCCCAAGTCAAACTTGGGTCTATTGTGTTCCAAGCCTCTGTTATTGGCGTGGTATTCCAACGCATAGCCACTTGGCTAAATGCGGTCGGTGAAACATTGATTGTTAAAAACAGCTCATTAAATCGTGTGCTCCATGACCAGCCCTCAACATATCCTTGAAATGTGCCACCTGATATTTGGCTTGGCAGATTTCTAATATCAACCGGCATTCCCATAAATACGCCTAACAGATCATCACGATCAGCATTGTCAATTTCTGAGTTAGTTATTGGAAATGTTATGGATTGAAATGCTGGCTGTGGGTAGGCTCTTTGGTCTATATAACGATCAGCAATAGCCTGAGCATCAACTCCACCTTGAACTCTAGAATTGATAGTTTCGGCTTTGTATCCATATAAGGCAATTGAGTTGGCATCACTAGCTGTAACCTGTGAATTGTAGTTATTGCCATAATTGATATATATGTCATTTCTAACATCTGCTGATCTCATAATTGTAGATAAGCCAGCACCTAAAGCATGACCAGCGTCTAGTTCAACATAGCCATTAGTTAATAGATAATTTTGTCTATGGTCTGCATCTGCATATCCAATATTTCCATTGTTGGCTTCAAAAATATATCCAAAAGCTGAATTGGCAATATCTGATACAACATTGTAAATAGTATCTACTGTGGTTGATTGAGCAGTCATTGTATAAAGGCCGGGTTGGTCAATATCGCCAAGTCCTAAGTTTTGAGCATTTGCCCAAGTTTCAGTTGCATTATAAGTGGACCATTGAGAAGCTGCTGGCACATCATTCCAAGTTCCTAATAAAACACTTGACAAAATTGTATATATCTGGTCGCCATCCTCAGCCTGTGAAATATTGTCATCCCAAATTTCTTTAGTTAATTTAGCAAGTGAACCCATCGCTAATAATGTATATTCAACAACTGTAGCTGCCGCACCAGTATTTCTGACCTGAACTGTTACATCGGTGAGATCCCCACCAAATAAACTTACATAGGTATTTGAACTATCTCTGACCTGTAAGTCTAAACTGTCATTTATATCAAAAGGTAATGTTTGACCATTCAATGCAACTAAGGTTATTTGACAATATGATGGAAGCGGTTGCTGATAAATGTCTGATCTGCCAGCCTGATGTTGAACATCAGAAATAGCGATATTAGTGTAATCAACACCACCGACAGTTAATTTCCAGTCAGGCGTAAAATCTGACATTAGTTAACACGATCTCTCAATGCAGTAACGCTTCTGGCTGCTTGACTATTTAGGGTTGTAGCAACAGCTCTAGCAGTTCCCTCTGGATCTATTGCACCTGAAACATTGATAACTATATTTGGATTTGCTGCCAATGTATTGCCTTGTTTTTCTAATACTCTAAATTGGGCTTCCAAAGCATCAAATTGTTTTTGAGCAGCTGATTTACTAATTCCACCTGTTGCAACTTGGAATGTTAGATCTGTAAATTTGTCTTGAACATTTAATAATTTATCTGCTAAATCTTTAAGACTGGTTGCTGCTTGAGTGCTAACACCGCCACCACCTGCTCCGCCACCACCTGCTCCGCCACCTGCTCCGCCACCTGCTCCGCCACCCGCACCAAAACCACCGCCACCGCCACCGCCACTAAGACCAGTCGGCAAACCAAATTGTGGGTTTCCTGTGCCATAAGTAAATGTTGAACCACCTGCACCAGTTTCATCAGCTCCAGCAGCAAATTGGCTTAAGCCATAAGTTGCAGCCACAGCCGTTAATGCCAAAGCTGCCGCACCAACGGAAGTTCCTCCAGTTGCAAATGCAGTTGCAACAGCTGCGCCAGCAGCAGCAGTTCTTAATGTTTTCATAGCTGCAACTAATGTGCCAATAGCCGTAACAAATGCAACTATTTTATTAGCCACAAATACTGTTGTAATAATTCCACCCAATATAATTAACTGATCTTTAATGTCAATTACAAACTTGACAACCCCTCGTAATTGTTCACCAAATTTAAATGCGCCTTCAGTTGCTTTGGCCGTTTCTGACGCGATTGAGTTATCTCCAGTTAATCCAGATATAAATGCTTGAATGTTGGGAACTACTCTTTGAATTAGATAATCAGCAAACTTGATAAAGATAGGCAGTAATGCAGCTCCTATTTGTTCCCTTGCCTCATCCATAGCAATTGTTAATTGTCTAAACTTAAATTCAGCGTTAGTAGATTCGTTGGCAATAAACCCGCCATAGGTAGTCTTTAACTCTTTAGTAATATCATCAAATGATTTAGTTTTTAAGGTTGCAGCATCTATTCCTAGACCTAACTTACCTAATGCAGTATTTGACCCATCATAGGCTCTACCTAATGCGTTTGTAACTGTTTCTAATGGCTTACCAGTTGCCACGCTAATTTCTTGAGCAAGGCTTAAAAGTTCCTGAGCTTTAGTAACATCTTGAGTAGAACGGATCAACCGAGATAGGGCTGGCCTTAAAACATCATCGGTGGTAGCAGTTGCAATTGCTTGCTTAGTAATATAAACATCAATTGATCTGATCTGTTCCTCAGTAGCTCTAGTATTGGCTCTAATTGTCTGCTCAAGGGATTTTCTAGCCTTCTCATCCTCAGCAGCAGCTTTAACAGCTGAAACACCAAATGCAATAGCAGCAGCTCCGGCAGCAGCAAATGCCAACGCAGCTTTTTTTCCAAAATCTTTTATTTGATCTGCTGATTTATTTACTACTTTTTCAGCATCATTTAAACCTTTTTTTAGGTTATCAATATCAGCTGCTAAAGCAAGCGTTAAAGTTCTGCTACTACTAGCCATCAGCAAACTCTTTTCTAATCTCTAAAATGATTTCTTCAAACTCTTTAATTAACTCTGGTTGCATGTGTCTTAATGTTGGATAGATAAACCAACCGCGAGATCCAGGGCCTTTAGGCATCGGGCCAGACCATCTTGGGAATTGTGGGTATTGACTAGATCCAAATTCAGCAGCAGCTCCAATACCTTTACGATTACCTTTAGCATCGTTTCTAGTATTAAATTGAGTTGTTGCACCACCTGAAAACTTTTGACCAGCAAACCCAAATTGGATCTCACCTAATAAGGATGATGCTTTTGCTTTACCACCTTGAGCAACACGATCTGCAACCTTGCCCCTAGATGATGCAACGCGCCTAATCTCTGTTAATTCTCGCTCAACTAAAACTCTAACTCTTTTTTTAGTTTCAGCAATAGCGACATCATTCATAGTACGCAAAACTTTAGCAATCTTATTTAATTCTTTTTTATCATAGAATATCGATGGATCGGTGCTAACTGCCATTCCGTTCCTCCAATATCTCGATTGCTGTCATTATGTCGTCTGCTTCAACCCATTCGCTCATTGGTATTTGAGTTGCTATTGCTAACTGAACCAATAACCGGCTTAGGCTTCCTTCTCTGTGGCTTTTGGGTTTGCATCACCGACTTGAACATCGATTACTGTTTCGCACCATATCTCATAAGGTTTAACTGCTTTGCCCGCAGCTTCTCTCTTATGAGCATGATATGCCAAAAACATAAGATCACTTATGCCCATCTTTTCAGATGCTTGACCGATTATGTTCCCAGTCTTTTGTTCCCATTTTTGCCACTCAGGCGGTTGGGCTATGTAAGTTGCTTGCTCGCCTGAGTTATATTCAATTGTAATTGGTAGTTTCATTAGTGCTCCCGTTTCTAATTGTTAAGCGAAGTTTTCTGCTGGCACTCCAATAACTTGGAATGTCAAAGATACAGTTTGTGCATCTGGTGCAGTTCCACCAGCTGAAGGCCACATTGGCAATACTTGGAAAGTAAATACTGCGCCTGATGTAGCTGTGAAAACTGTGCTGATTGCTGTGTCTGGTGCTGACTCTGCAACGCCCCATAGGATCTCACAAAGTGATCCAGTTGCGCCCCAATCGGCTAGCATCTCTACTGCTAGAGTAAAGTTGTTATCGATAACTTTAAAAGCCTTGCCATCTAAAGTTTCGTAAGTTTGGCGATTCATTTCGCCAGTTAGTGTTGCACTTGTTGCTTGAGCATCGAAAGTGTTACCACCGATTGTGAAGGTAACATCTCTGCCCGTAATTACTGTGGTAGGCACTTGAACTCCTTAAGTTGTTTGTTGATAGTAGGTTGAAACATTGATGTCAGAGATCAATAAGGTTGATGCTCCAACTTGCGTTACTGTTGGTCTTTCGACCACTCCGACAATATATCCATTGGGAATAACTGCCAGAATACTCATGATTAATTGCTCGATATTATCAAGCGATGCTGGATTGCTATTGTAAGCAACCGCAGCTGTGATTGTCATATTAATTCTACATCTAACTGATGATTTACCAATAGTTTCAATTTCAAGGTATGGTGATGATGGAACTAAAACGACAGCAGGGGGCATTGGCGACTCCGGAACGAAACTGTAAACATTTCCCGCAACACCTGCTAATGCTGTGGCAAGTGGTTGTCTAACTGATGAAAGAATTGTTGATGCTGGCACTATTGACACATGCTTTCAGTATCTAAATAAGGCCCAAGAATTCCTACTACTCTATTAAATAAACTTCTACCAATACGATAAGGGGTTGCAGTAAAATCAACGCCTTCGATTTGGCCACCGGCTGCAACTCTTGATTGAAATACTTCTACTGATACTACAAAGACTGCGGAGCGAACAGATTGATTTCCAACATAAGTAGATGCTCCAGATAAGGTAGCAACTCCACTTGGAATTACATTTGCTTCAACTACATCTGCATTTGTGATTGCTGCACTAAAAGTTGTTTCTGTTAAATTATCATCTAATACTGTGCGAGTTCCATTGTAAGGACTCAAGCATCCAGAAATGACTACTGATTGACCTTCAGTAAATTCATGTACGCCAACAGTTGTAAATGTGGCGATGTTATCCTGTAAAACTGTTTTTTGAATTGAACTCTTAAATGTAACTAACATTGGCAAAATAGTGTTTTCGCTAGTGTCTATTATGCCATCTAGATATGTGTCATTATAAAGAGCGGAAGATACTCCGAGTACGGCCCTGAGCTCGCTTGCCGAAATAATACTAGGCACGAAGTACCTTCCTCTCTAATCTCCCTTAATGGATGCCTAAGATCGGGAGCAACCTTAGGCACTCAATTAAATTAAGCTACTTCTAGGTAACGGAATGCAGTTGGGAATCGGTTAACTACGGCTACATAACCATATAGACCGATCTCGATGCGACCATTAGCAACCAAGTTAGCACGAAGTTCAATTGTGCCACTCTCATGGAATCGCATTGCTGCTGATGGATAAACTAATCCATACTTAGCACCTGCGTTGTTGCCTGTGTAGTTAGGATCTACAACTA